GGGAGCATAACCCCCATGGAGGCTCTGACAGAATTCGGGTGCTACCGGCTGGGGGCAAGGATATGGGACCTCCGCCACGCCGGCCACTCCATCAGCACCGAGATGGTGGAGCGCCGCGACCGCAACGGGGACCGCGAGCGGTACGCCAGGTACCGGCTGACGGAAGCGAGGCAGGAAAGGAGGGTGTGATCTGTGGGCAGGCCGCAGGTGGATATTAAACCAATACAGGCTGAAAGGCTTAAACAGGTGATCAGATGTGAGGGCTTAACTCAAACGGCCCTCGCTGAAAAGATCTCCGTATCCCAGCAGACGGTCTCAAAAATAATCAACGGTTCCGTGTCCTTGACCCAGGGCGTTGCCGAAAGAATCCACGACCTGTTCCCGTGCTATAGCGTTGGGTGGCTATTGGGGTTTGAAGATTATCTGGACGGGGCGCCGGAATACGTTGATTACGTCAAAAAAGAGGACGCGATGAAGATAATCGAAACCGCATTCGCCATGGCGTCCCACCTTGTGGAGGCCCTCATGAAACTGTGCATATCCATGGACCACCTGAAGACATGGGAGGGCGAGCCATGACCATCACACTGAGCGGTGTGCCCCCTTCCCTCAACCGGTTCGCCGGGAGGGAAAACACCCGGGAGTACCGGGACACAAAAGACACATGGACCCGTCTGGCGTGGGCCGGTGCCAGGGCTGCCGGGGCAGGCGCAATGCCTCCCCCGGAAAAAGCCCTGGTGACGATCACCTACCACTTCCCGGACCATCGGAGGAGGGACCCGGACAATTACTGCGGGAAGCTGTTACTGGACGGGCTGACAAAAGCCCGGGCTATACGCGACGACAGCTTTGACCACATCAGCCTGCTGCTGCGGCAGGGGCCGTGCGACGGTAAGGCCAGGACGGTGATCAGGATCGAGAGTATAGGCGAAGCGGATGATAAGATGACAGAGGAGGATGAGCCATGAGGATATCGGACGCCATGGCGAACGCCAGGCTATCGCGCAACCTGTCGGTCAGGGAGCTGGCGGACAGGGCCGGTGTCACCGCCAACACCATCTGGGGATGGGAGCGGGGCACGGCGCTGCCGCAGCTGCTCAACGCCGAGGCCGTAGCCCACGCCCTGGGCATCACCATCGACGAGTATATCGGCAGCAAGGTACCGGAGGACGAATAATCGGGTACGGAGGCGCTGCACATGAGCCAGGGGTACTCCAACAGGATATGGGCCTGCCCTTTTTTCAGCTGGGACGAGAGGTGCACCGTCCACTGCGAGGGCGGCACCAGGATACGCTTTGCCAAGGTCCGCACCTACACGGGCTACGTCTCGCGGTTCTGCTGTGACGTTGACAGCTGGGACAAATGCTCGGTAGCCGCGGCCCTGATCAAACAGTACGACGAGGAGGACAACGATGCCAGAAGAGAAGAAACCGAGGAAGAAAAATGACGAGGCCGGCCGCCAGAAGCACAGGGCGGAGGCCTACAAGCGCGAGCTGGAGGCCAGGAAGAAGGACCTGCTGAACCTGAACGACGTCATGGCCGGATTCCACCAGGCCACGGACGCCCTGATGATCCGCACGGTGCTGGACCTGGGCAAGCCCGACGACGCCGGCGGTATGACGCTCACTATCACCAAACCGGACGCAAAGGACCTGCTGTCGCGGTACACCATCCACGCGGTGCGGGATGAGGAAAAGTACGTCCTCAGCGTGACGCCGGTCAGCAAAGATCCGAAAAGCTGAACAACACAGGACAGGGCACCCCGGTGCCTTGTCCTCTTGTGTCAGTACAGGCGGCCGCGCCCCCCTGCCGTGGTAACATGGGAAGAAAGACAAGGAGGCAGTCAGAGAGATGACAGCCGTGGAAGTTAAAAATACAGTACTGGCGGTGCTGGCTGCGGCCGGCGCTATCATAGCAAACGCCCTTGGGGGCTGGGATGCGCTCCTGAAGGTCCTGGTGGCCCTCATGGTGGCGGATTACCTCACGGGCCTTACCGTGGCAGGGGTCTTCAAAAAGTCCCGCCATACGCAGTCTGGGGCCCTCTCAAGCACCGTGGGCTTTATGGGTTTGCTCAAGAAAGGCGCGGTCCTGCTGCTGATCTATATCGCGGTGAAGCTGGACGCCGCCATAGGGCAGAGTTACGTCCGGTCCTGCGTGATCATCTTCTTCATCGGCAACGAGGGGTTGTCCCTCCTGGAGAACGTGGGGCTCATGGGGGTCCAGTACCCAAGGTTCCTGCAAAAGATGCTGGAGACGCTCAGGGACAAGGGCGACAACGGAGGGGACGACAATGACGGAAAGTGAAGTAAGGGACGTGGTGGTCAGGGCCGCCCGGGCATGGTACGGGCGCTCGGAACACGACGGCACCCACAGGGAAATAATCGACGTTTACAACAGCCAGACCAACCTCCCGCGGGGCTACCGCGTGAAGTACACCGACGAGTGGTGCGCCACCTTTGTTTCGGCGGTGGCCATCGCCACAGACCTGACGCCCATCATCCCCACAGAGTGCGGGTGCGACCCCATGATCGAGAAGTATATGACCCACCAGGTGTCCCGGTGGCGCGAGGACGAGAACTTCACCCCGCAGCCCGGGGACGTTATCTTCTACGACTGGGACGACGCCGGCGGCGGCGACGACCGCGGCAGCTCCGACCACGTGGGGATCGTGGAGCGGGTGGAGAACGGTGACATATACGTGATAGAGGGCAACATCTCAGACCGCGTAGGCCGCCGCAGGATCGCCGTAAACGGCAGGTATATACGGGGATACGGCCTGCCCGCTTATCATCTGTACGCCGACGGCAAGCCCGTCAGCGGCAAGGAGGAAGACATGAAGAGATATAACACAGTGGACGAACTCCCATCCTGGGCGGTGCCCGCCATTACCAAGCTCATCACCAAGGGGGCCCTCACCGGCTCCGGCAAGATCAAGGACAGCAAGGGCAGACCGGCAGACCTGGACCTCTCCGAGGACATGGTCCGCATTTTCGTGGTACTCAACCGCATGGGCACTCTCGGTTAAGGGGGGGGACAGCTTATGCTCAACCTCAATCAGGGACCGCACTACGACCTGCAGGGGCTTAACCGTCAGCTGCAGGATCTTCTTGCCCAGTATTCAAACCTGTCTCAGCAGCAGACCGCACAGGCCTTTGCCCCGCCCGCAGCGCCTGCCCCGACGCAGATATCCTACGTCAAGGGGATCGACGGTGCCCGCGCCGTGAAGCTGGCCCCCTCTTCTTCCGTGATCCTCATGGACAGCCAGGACGACGTGTTCTACGTCAAGGCCACCGACGCCAACGGGGTAGAGACCCTTTTTTCCAAGGGCACGTTTACTTTGGAGGACGTCGGTGCGGACGCCACCGACGCCGTGACCCGGAAGGACCTGGACGAGCTGAAGCAGGAACTCAAGGCCCTTGTGGCTGAAATAAAGGGGGGCGCTGAATGAACAGTCTTCTCAAAAGGGGTGCCGCCGGCGGGAACATTATGATGCGGGCCTTCGCCGCCGCCATGAGCGGCAAGGACGCCAGGACGTTCATGGCGGAGCTGGCAAATGAGCGCCCGGAGCTGCGCATGCTCAACACCAACGATCTTGAAGGGGCTGCCCGCCAGCTGTGCGCCCAGCGGGGTATCGACTACGACTCCGCCATGCAGACCTTGTCCCAGGGACTGGACAGTCTGCACTAATTCGTACAATCGGCCGGTTGTAAAAATATTTTATGAGGGGTTGATTATATGAACAACAACGGTACTGGGTCCTTCTTCGGCGGCGACTGGCTGGGGGCGTTCCTCATCATCGCCGTCCTCTTCAACGGCGGCAATTTCTTCGGGGCCGGCAACGGCAACGTGCAGGCCGCCGTAAATGAGGCGGTCAACAACCAGAGCGTCCAGACCGGGATCAGGGACATCCTGCTCTCCAGCGCCAACAACAACTATGAGACGGCCCGCCTCATCAGCGACCAGAACATGGTCATGATGAACCAGAATAACTCCAACCTGGTGAACGCCATCCAGGGCTTCAACCAGGTGACCGGGGCTATAAACAATCAGGGCAGCTCCATCCTCCAGGCCATATCCCAGCTCGGCTACCAGATGGACGCCTGCTGCTGCTCCATCAAGACCCAGATGCTCCAGGATAAGTACGACGCCCTGGAGAACCTGTACAGGACCGCCCAGAACGACATATCCAACGCCAACCAGACCCAGACTCTTCTCAACGCCCTTGGCCGCTTCATCGCCTATCCTCCCATGACTACCACCGCGGCGACGACCGCAGCGTCGTAATATGAAGATCATCAAACGCCTGTCGGCCATGATCACGGAAGAGATCGCCGACGCGGACAAGTACGTCACCGAGGCGCTCAAGGAGCAGTACGGCGACCGGGCGCTGGCGGACACCTTCTATTCCCTTTCCGAGCAGGAGATGGACCACATGAGGGTCCTGCACGGCCAGGTGGAGAGGCTGATACAAGCCTACCGGCAGGAACACGGCGAGCCCCCGGAAGCCATGAAAGCCCTGTACGAGATACTCCACGAACAGCACATAGGCGACGCCGCGACAGTCATCGCAAAGCAGAACCTGTACGCAAAGAACCCATAGTACACCACCGTGTACACCATAAGGCTGGATATGCCAGTATATAGCTGTATATTTTCCAGAATCCCGCATATCCTCCCATAACAGAGAAAATCCCTGTGTCCCTTGTCTGCCAAGGAATACAGGGATTTTTCCATGCCCCTCACGCAGCACCGCCTCCGGTTACTGAGTAACACTATGGGACATAATACTATCCATTTACCAAGGGTTTCACTTTAATTTGTACACCACATGTCCACCACTATTTCTTCATCTTGCTCACAGCCTGCCGGACGTCCTCGTCTGCCAGATGGGTGTACCTCTGCTGGGTCTGGGTGTTGCTGTGCCTCATCAGCTTTGCCACCATCGCCGGCGGCAGCCCCATGCGCACGGCCTCGGTGCCGTAGGTGTGGCGGCAGCTGTACAGCGTCAGCCGGTGCACCCCCCTGTCATCGACCGGGTTATCTATGCCGACAGACTCCAACAGCTTGAAAAAGTTCCGCTGTAACATGGACTGGGAGATAGTCACCACAGGACCGTCGGGACCCGCTCCCCCGATCATGGCGGACACCACGCCGTCCAGGAACTCCGGGTAGATTATGACGGCGTCCTTCCGGGTCTTGGTCTTGGCCCCCGCTCCCCTGATCTCTCTGGTCTCGGTGTCTATCATCCCGGGTGTCAGCTTGAGGACCTCCGCCGGCATCATCCCGGTGTACAGCATGAGCAGGATGACGGGTGCCGTCCCGTCCCCTGCGGAGTACGCACCCCATATGGCGTCTATCTCGGCCCGTGTCAGGATGGACGCGCTCCGGGCCGTGTGGGCGGGCAGCTTGATGTACCGCGCCAGGTTGTTCGTGATACGCCCTGTGGGGCCGTTGTCGGCCATTGCCATCTGATAGAGTATGGATACCAGGGCCTTGGCATGCTTGCCTGTGGAGGCCGTGTACGTCCTCGTGAAGTGTTCCTGCAGCTCGGTGAGGGTAATGGTATCGATCCGCCGGGGCATGAAGGGCAGCAGGCTCTTATACGCCGCCTTGTAGTGGACCTGGGCCTCATGGCTCAGGCTCTGCATTGCCCCCTCGGAGTACACCTGCCACAGATGCTCCAGCGTCGGTGCCTGCCGGTCCGCGGGGCTGGCGTTCGCCGCCCACGCCAGGGCCTCCGCCTTGGTGCGGAAGCCGCCCTTCGACGGGCGCACCCGGTGCACCTTGGCGTTGCCGTCGGCGTCCACCTCGGTATAGCTGTAGCCGGGAGAATAGCCGGTCCAGGTCTTGCCCCGCTTCCGGGCGGTCCCCTGCCGGTTCCCTCGCTTTTTCCTGGAGGGTTGCCAGTCGGCAGCCCTGCCGCACATGTGGCAGTACAGAGCCCCTTCCACAAGCTCCGTGCCGCACTTGGTACAGGTCATGCGTACACCACCTTTTGTACAGTGGTGTACAGTATATCACAGTGGTATACATAGAGCAAGCCCCCGGGGAAATCTCCCTGGGGGCTTTGTTCGTTCCCGGTTACCTTATGCCCAGTCTGTTGGCCTCGGCCTGGTACTCCATACTCAGCCGGTCGCTGAGCATGGCGGCATGCTCTTTGGCGGTCTGGCTCTGCTCCAGCACCTCGGCAAACTTCCGCTTTATGTGGACAGTCTCGCCGCGCTTTATCAGGATGCGCTCGCCGTTGACGCAGACAAACACGTCGTCGGCGTACCTGTCGTTGTCCTTGAACAGCCTCACCGGCACGAGCTCTTCCATGGGGTCAATAGTCTTTTCTTCCGCTTTTGCAGCCATGGTGTGTCCTCCGTTCTGCTTTATAGGTTATCAGTTGGCCGGGGCGTCGTTGAAGGTGGACGCGGTCTCAATGCGGACCATGTAGGCGTCCACGAGTATCTCCGCGGTCAGCATGGCCTTCCAGCCTGCGGTGGCCCTCTGGTTCAGGGGGTCTGCGGTGCCGGCGCTGCCCAGCTGCTTCACGATGTGCTGCAGGCCGCCTCCGGTGATCTCGGTCACGCCGTAGGCGTTGGCGCCCAGGATAAGAGTGGCGTATACGTCACGCCCGTCTTTGCCTGCCTCGCCCGGGTAGATGACCGCGTTATCCGCGATGGACCCGAAGTTGGTGCTGGCAAAGGTGATGGAGCTGGCGGTGTTGGCGGTGACGGTGGCGGTCACGCCGTTGATCATGATCTTGCGTCCCACCAGGGCGCTGGAAGCCACGGTGCCGCCGTCAAAGGCCACGGAAGTGATGGCGCCGGAGTAGCCGCCTCCATTGTTTATCAGCAGAGTACGCTGCGTCCCGGCCAGGTTCTCCGCGTGGAACACTTTGGCCTCGGTGCTCTCCACAAAACGGACGCCTTCGATCTTGCCTATTTCGCCCTCGTAGATGCCCTCGGGGTCGGAGTAGGTCTTGACGTTCACCCACTTGGGATCGCTCATCAGGTCGTAGGCGGCGTCGGGATGGATGATGCCCACATAGTCGCCGTTGATCCTGGGGGTGTTCATGACCTTCAGGGCCCTGACAGCTTTGCGTACCGCGTCGATAGTCAGGTACTTGTTGTTGGCCGGGGTGGCGTCGCCGCCAACCAGGGCCGCCCTGGAAGAGACGCTGCCGTCGGCGTACTGGACGTTGGTTCCGCCTACCAGAACCTCGCGCACCACGGTGTCAAGGGTGCGGCCGGCCTGGGAGCCCAGGAGCTGGGTGGCCTGCACAAGGTTGTTGTCTATGGCGGTGAGAAGCAGGACGTCGGACAGCTCAATGAAGCCGCCGTACTGGTTCACCGTGGCGGTCAGGACGCCCATGTTGAGCTTCTGGCCGTTGGGGGTCACGCCCTCGGAAAGAGGCGTAAGAGCCTTGGGCAGGGGGTCGTACTTCCTGAACTCGATGATCTTGCCGCCGTTCTTGGGTATGGGGTGCTTCTGCCCGAACTGGGCGTGTACCAGCTCCGGCTCCGCAAGGTCGATGAGGTAGTCGGAGTAGAAGGTCTTCATCTCGCCGCTCAGATCGTTGAAGGTCGTCGCGGCGGTGTCGGTGGTCTTGTTGGTCTGCACGTAGCTGGGATCGAAAAGATTCAGCTTTACGTCGAAAAGAAAAGTCATGTTATTGCCTCCTTTGATGCTCAGAAGGATATCGTGTCCCCTCTGGCTACTCGCCGTGCTATCTCCGCACGGTCTTTCCTCGTGAGCTTGGAGACGTCGTCTTTTACCACAAATCCGTTTGTGGCAGTGCTGCCGTTTTCCCTTGGCCTCGCGCCCTTGGCCCTGACGTTATCCACGACCCGGCGCTCAGTCACCGCGGCGCTGGTCTGCATGGCGTCACTTACGATTTCGTCAAAGTGGATAGTCTTGTACGCGTGTTCCACCGGGACCCCCGCTCTCAGAAGGCGGATGAACTCGGGGTTCTTCGCCTCCGCGTCCAGGTCCAGCCCCGGATACCGCGCCCTGGCGGCCTCGGCCTCGGAGTACCACTGCTGCAGCTGGGCCTCCGCCTGGCTCGCGCCCCGTCTCTGGCGCTCCGCGTCCAGGAGCTGTCGGTTCTCCCGCTCCAGCTTCTGAAATCGCTTGTACTGCTCCACCGTCATGCCGGCCTCGTCGGCGGCCTCCATCCAGTAGGCGTCATCGTTCTCGACAGCCTCCATGAGCTTGCCCATGTCCTTGCCGTCGAGGTTGTACCGTTGGGCCAGCATGTCGATGACCGGCTGCTGTGCGGCGAGCTGGTCCTGAAGGCCCTTGGTCGCTTTGAACCTCTGATTAATGATCCTCTGGGTGTCCTCGGTGTACTGGTCCTTGTACTCTCCGTTGACAAGATCCCGGTACGCCTTGCGCTTGGCCTCAAGGGTGTTGGAAGTGGTGACTACGTCCCCTGTCTCCCCGGCGTCGGGAGCGCCCGTGCCGTCCGTCTGCTTGCCGTACAGCACACCGTCTGTCTCGCCCGATCTTCCCCGCCGGGTGGTCGCGGGGATCGCTGGTGTCTCGCCCTGTGCCCCGGTTCCTTCGCCCCCTGCGGCGGCGGCCCCTGCAGCGCCTGACGCGCCGCCAGCCCCGCCCTCAAAGAGGGAAAGGTCTACCGGGAAAAGAATGCCTGTGTCCATATAGTCCTCCTTTAATCGCGGCGTACGTCGCCGTGTGTCGGTCCCCCTTTACCCTGCCGCGGTCCTGGCGGCCCCGCCGGCAGCGCCGGTCAGGGACCGCCGGTGGACCGCATACAGCAGAGCGGAGGACAATATCATTGTATCCCCCGCTCCGCCTGTACTTTATTCGATTTTGTGTATCTCCGCCCGGATATCCTTGGGATAGCTCCGCGCCAGCTGCAGGAAGCCTATGCTCAGCATGTCCCAGCAGGGCTGCTCCCCCTGCCACTCAAGGGCGGCGTCACCGGACTCCAGCCGCCGCTCCAGCACCTCGGCCCCGCAGTTGGCCAGGTACCCTGCCGCCGTGTACAAAAGCGTCGATACCGCGGCGCAGGTCCTCTCGCTCCCGGCATGCCCTGAGGCCACGCAGGTGTAGCGGCTGCCGTCCGCCTCCAGGTATACCTCGGTCATTTGGGCGTGGCGGCGGCGGACCCGTTGTCCATGTTAACGCTGGACCGCTTAACCAGCTTCTCGGCGTAGCTGCCGCGGGGGGACTGGGCGTCCATGATCCGGTCGTTGATGTTCCGCCCGCCCGGTGCCGGCGCGGCCTCACCGGGAGCGGGGGCCGGTTCCCCGGGCTGACGGTCAATGCCCATGTCAAACCCGGTGGTCGCCTGGATGATAGCCGCCATTTGGTCCATCTGCTGTGCCATCTGCTGGATTATATTGGCCAGGGTCTGCCCCTCGCTCACCCGCTCTTTGACCTTCTCTATGCCCTCAAAGTCCATCATCTCCAGGGCACCCAGGGCCTCCTGCGCCCGGTCGGGGTTGAAGAAACCCATGGAGTACAGCTCCTTGGCCCGCTCGTTCTGCTCCATTCGACTGAAGGGGTTAGTCTTCTGGGCCTTGATCTTGAGGTCGAACACCGGCACCCGGTACAGGGGTATGCCGTCAGCCCCGACGCCTATGGGCTGCTCCCTCATCCCGGAGTTGTCCACATCGATAAAGTCGTACTGCCCCGGCACCGAGCCCGTTATCCTGAAGGAGCGGGTTTCGTCATAGAACTGCCGGATGAGCTCCACCACGAGCTTGCTGATCTCAACGTGCGCCCTGTAGGCGGTGCTGATCATGTCCCTTGACGCCTTGTTGCCGGCTTCCTGCAGGGCGGCTATTGCGCTGGCCGCCGTCACGCCGGAGCCGTAGCCGCCGGAGTTCACGTCGCGGTTCGCGGAGGTGTCCTTCATCTCCTCTATTTTCATTTGCATGATGTTGAGGTACACCGCGCTTATGGGCTGCGTGGTCAGCTCCCTGATGCGGCTGTCGTCCAGGTTGCCCTCCACATGGATAAAGGGCTTCGTCCAGTCCAGGAACTCGTCCTCGTTGATGCCCGTGGAATTGGAGACAAAATGTCTCCGTTTCGTGGCCTGCATGGAGCTCTCCAGGATGTTGGCGCTCAGCTTGTCTATGTACAGCTGGGGGTCCTTGCATATTGCGACGTATCCAAAGCCCACCGGGGTGCCCTTCTCCGGGAAGAGGACGTCCAGCACTACCGGGTATTTGCCGTGATCGTAGAAGCCCCTGTCGGCGTACACGGGGTCGTTCTCAGAGGCGTACAGCAGCTCGTTCCCCACGAATTTTACATAGTGCAGCACCGTCCGTCCGTCCGGCACCCGGCGCTTGTAATACCAGTCCACCACCACTGCCTTATCGGACGTGTCCACCGTGTCGTCGTACAGGTAGGTCTTCAGGTCCACTGCCCCGCCCTTCATCTTGCCCTTGTGGTCCGGGTACTGCTGGTCGAGTATGTCCTCGTCAACAAGGTCCACAATGAACAGGTTACGGGAGGCCTGTATGTCCGTCACCCCCGGCTCCCAGAAGAGGTTGAGCAGGTCTATCTGCCTGATATCCACGTCGCCCAGGCCGTTTTCCTTCTCGCTGTTCCAGAACACACCGTAGGCGGCGGTGCCGTGTTTGAGCTTCTCCCACCAGTTGTCGGAGTAGGTCTGCTCGTAGTCGTTGTACTCCAGTATCACCGGCAGGACGCTGGACAGCACCTTTGCCGACTCCTCGTCGCTCCGTTCCCTGGGCAGTACCATCGGCTCAGGGAAGTTGTCCATGGCGTCGGCATGCTTGTTCAGGATCGCGTTGAACAGCCATGCGCTGGTGGGCTGCGGAGCGGGGGAGATGTTCTTGCCGGCGGCGTCCTGCGGGCAGAAGCTGGGGTCCAGCTTAGCCAGCTTCTCGGAGTACTTCCGTCCCGCCCCGGTGCGGCCTATGGCTTCCCAGTGGCGCAGCTCCCACCACAGCTCATCCTCCACCACCCTGCTCTCCAGGTTGGCTTTGCCCTGCTTGTACTTGGCCAGTATGTCGGCGGCCTCTTTGATATCGTCGGTGGTGATCCGCGGCCCCGGTTTGCGGGTCATCTCCAGTGCCAGGGCTTCCGGCGGCATCTGCCCGCTCTCAGGGACGCCCGGCAGCCCTGCCAGGCGGCGCGTCATCTCGTCCATATAATCAATACCTCCTGTAGAAGTCGTATCTGTCGTACTCGTACTCGTCGTCGTCGGTACTCAGTGGGTCGTACGGCCTCGGCGGCTCCGTCCGCCTCACCGGCGGGGCGATGGGGTTTGCCATGCATACATAGCGGAGCTCGTCGTAGATATGATCCTCGCCGTCCGTGTCTATGTCCTCCACGTCCCGCTCATCGTATGTCAGGTTGGGCACGGTGCGTATAAAGTGCTTACAGGTGTCAAATACATACAGCATGGGCACCCCGTCTATATCAAAGGCCAGCCGGTGGTGTACCTGCATCTTGCCGCTGAGTCTGGCGTGGTCCCCCTTTTCCCAGTAGACCCGCTGCCGCTCCATCAGGCTGCCTATGCTCTCCTGCCCGTCCGCCTGCCAGATCGCCGGGTCGCCCACCCGGTTGATCCGCCGGTTGCGGAGATTGGGGTCGTCGTACTCTATCTCCCTGATCTTCCTTGCCACCTCGGTGGGCTCCATCTTGACGCCGACGTTGGGAGTGCCGGTGCAGCCGTAGTACTCCCGTATCCGGTACATGCGCCGCTCATGGTCCACGGCGTACCAGCCCACGGAGAACGGGCGACTGTATCCCCAGTCGAAGCCGCACCATATAGCCCAGTCCGACGGCACCAGGAAGGGCTTGATGACGTGCGTATACCGCCGGTCGTCATAGCGTGTCGGATCGTTGCGCCACTCGGTAAAGACCTGCCCGGAGAAAGTGTCCCAGTTGCCGTACAGCAGGGCCTGCCGCTCCGCCTCCGGCATCGACGCCAGCCGCTGCACGTAGAGTGGGTCATTCTCCAGCAGGGCCTTATTGTCGAACACCGTAGACGGCACGAATATCCGCGACTGCTTCTGGCTCACCACCGTCCCGTCGGGCATGGTCCACTGTATCTCTTCTGATATAGGGGTCATGGGCGGTCCCGCCGTGATGAAGCGTTCCTTTACCCAGCCATGCCCCACGCCGCCTGGGTTAGCGGTGGACCTGATGTACACCCGGGTGCCGGGGCCGCTGGGCCGGTTCCGGGAGAACAAATACATGTACTCCTCTTGCGTGAAGTGCGTCAGCTCGTCGAAGGCAATGTAGTCGTACGCCTGCCCCTGATACTTGGTGCGGTCCGCCGTGTGCTGCATCGCGCCGAAGATCACCCGGGCCCCCGACGGGAAAGTCCAGGTGTGGCGCGTCTCATTATATTTCGCGCCCGGGAAAGCCCTCGGATAATAGGTGCGGGTCTTGTCTATGAGCTCCGTAAGCTGTGGATAAGTCTTGCGGAGTATCAGTGCTTTGTAATGCGGCACGTTCACCTGCCGCAGGGCCTCCATTACAAGGGCGTCGCTCTTGCCGCCGCCGGCAGCACCGCCGTACAGTGCCTCATACTCCGGTCTGCTCATGAACGCCGCCTGCCTGGGCTGGGGCCGCCAGACCGTCCGCACCACGGACCGCGTCATCATGCGCCGCCCCCCACCTGGGGCAGGAAGACTATCCCGGCCTCCTGGTCCCCTGCCGGGATCGCCAGGTCAACAGCCATCTGCGGCCGCCCATAGCCCCTGTCAAGGATCGCCTCGGCAGCCCTTATCCTGTCGGCCGTGCGGGCGGTCTCATCCCGCATGATGGCCGTCAGCACCTCGACGCACTCCACAGACCGGGAGCGGCAGGCGTTGCGCAGGTCTTCCGGCGTCCAGTGGGTCTTGCCCGTCCCCGCCGCGTTGCCCTTGCAAAAGCGGCCCTTGGCATCGCGGGGCTGGTCATCCATGGGCGGTCCTCCTCTCTGTATATATATGTGTCCATCGTACCACCCCTGCCGCCTGTACGCTTCCGCCCTCATTTTTTATGCAACTTGCCGTAGCCGGCTGCCGAAATCTTTGTGCAAATTGCCATCTGTGACCGCAAATAACAGCAGAGGCAGGGATCATCTCCCTGCCTCTTTTCTGTTGCCCGTTAGAACGGATTGCTCTTTGCGCTCTTGCCCTGTGCCGTCCAGAGGTACCGCCTCTGCTCATCGTTAAGCCCCTGCAGGCTCCGTATGGCCGCCTCCACCTCGGCGTTGGTGTAGCTGCCGCTGCCGCTTTCGCCCTCGTCCTGGTCCTGGACGTAGAGCGCCAGCTTATACAGCACCCAGTCGCTCTCGGTGAGGCCCACGGATGCGCCGCCCTGCGCTTTCTCCACCTGCTTTTCATACTGCTTGCTGCCGCTGATCAT